CCGAAAACTTCTTCAACGATGTATCTGCTTTTCTCATCTACACTACAAGCCTGCAAATTGGAATTCTTAATTTCTTTCACAATTTGCCGGTCCCACCAAGTCACCCCCACTTGCTGGCTGTACCAATCCAACAAGTCCATCAAGCGCGCCGGGTCGAAACCCGTACACCTCAACATCCAAAGTGCAACGGATTGCACCACAGGACATCCTGGGTATTGCGCTAGATAAGAGAGTCCCTTGACCTGAGCAAGCATCAACAAAGTGCTATCTCTGGCCCGAAGGTAGGCGTGGCCCGCCCAGCTACACGTGAGAACCGTTTTCCACGGGTTCGTCAGTGTATCTAGTACGTCTGGGTGGGTCACGACGCCACAGAAAGATGCCTTGTACCAAGCATCAACCGGGACGATTTTGATAGTCAATCCTAGCTGGAGGTAGTCTGCCGGGGTCGGGTCACGTGGGGCGTTGTGAGCAAAAAGCCCATCATCACCTTCCACAACCGCAGCCACCTCAGTGGCACCTAGCTTAACCAACAGTATGAACAAATTGAACATTAGATTCGAAAACCCGTTGAACAAAGAGGTGGACATTTGCCCACTTGACCGTCTGCCTTCGATGTACGCTGTAAACAGCTTTGACTCGAGGCTTTTCCTTTGGTTGCCGCCCAGAATGTCCTGGACGCCTTCCTCCTGAATAACACCGGAGAACATGTATCGGGCCAAGGCTAGTTCGCACACTCCTTGCAAGCGCGCGACAAAATTTGCCTCAAAAGAGGAGTAATCACTCCCGAAAATCCGGAAACCGGCCTTACCCGCTACATCACGTATGTAGCTCGGCCAGTCTGCCCTCGGAATTTTCTTGATGAATTCAGGGCGGGCGAAGAGTTTCTTCTCCACCGCAGAAATGAATCTGCCCTGTAAGACTTTCTCGTAATCAGTAGGTGAATGAATCACCCGCTGAAACTTGGGACCATCATAGAACTCACGCTTGACGAAACACTTCTTCGTCTTGAGTTTAGATGATTTGACCTCCCCGCCTACCCACTGTTCGTAGGCAGTACGGTACTCATCTTTACGCCACTCTGGGTGGTTAACCGCTTCCAACCATTCTTCGAAAGTTGGAATTTCCTCTGCAGTAAGAGGATTGAGATTCTGCTTAAGCCAATTCAAAACGAACTCTTCGAATTCGTCAAGTACGGCTGCGCCAATTGGCGGGCGCTGGTGCACCAACC